AAAGATTATGTTGGTTTTGTAAAAAAAGGAATTCGCAGCACATCAATATCTGATGACATGGTACGTCAAATGCGAACAGAAAATTTAATAACAGAGGAAGAGTTTAAACGTTGGTAAAAAGAAAAAAGAAAATTAAAGCACCATCTGACTTTGGAGTACAAGAATTAATTAAAACGGAGGATGGATTAATTAGAAAAGTTGATGGCTCTAAACTTCGTATAGTATTTGCTTTAGATGGTAGACGATTAGAGCATGAACATAAATCAGTATTAGAAAACTATTATGCCAGGAATTTACTTGATATAACTAATTCAGAGAATAACAGTAGAAGATATTGGGCAGGATATAAGTTTGACCAAATATCAGAGAATGCAGGAATACGACAAAGAGTTACTGCTAGTTTAAAAGAAAATTTAGGACAAGGCAGCAAGGAACATTCTGTCGTTAGTAGCATAGACAGTTATTCAGAGTTTCATTTTATTATTAAAGAGTTGGGTAATCATTGGCACATAATATGGCAAGTGATCGTAGAGAATAAACCGGCTAAAAAACAAATGGATAAACTAAGAGAAGCATTAGATAGGTTGGTTGAATACTTTAAAATGTAGTTCTGTATTTGTATCTATTAACAAATGGTTAGTAAATCATTAGAAACATACATAATCACATAAATTACGACAACAATTATAGCCATCTGCAAGGTGGCTTTTTTTTATATGAACGAACAGCGACTTTGGATTGCTTGTTTAGTTCAAGGATTAACTGATGCTTGTAATAAATTTCTCTGGCAAAATAGACTAAACAGTAAGTATTACCAAGAAGCTCTTGATTGGGTTGGTGGTAAAGACTTCAAGTTAGTATGTTCCTTTGCAGGATTAGAGCCAGAGGATGTTATTCAAGCATACAACAATATTAATAAGCATAAGCATTATTTGACTGTGGAGGACATAAGGTATTTATTAAATGAAACTTTTAGCAGACGATCTGTTTTGTAGTGTGTTCATGGTTAAAAATCCGGAAACTGAACAATCAGAAATAATTATTAGATACTACAACTTTGCATCGGAGCAAGAAGCTATGGACTTTGCACAAACAATGAAGTCAGAGTCAACTGATGGCGATATCATTCATCCGAAGAACGAAATAACAATACACTAATGACAGTACCAGTTAAACAAAACAAAGTAGGTAGACCAAGTAAATACAGCAAGACTTTATGTCGTGAAGTATTAATACTCCTGGAACAAGGCATGGGAATAAAGAATGCCACGAAACAATGTGGGATTAGTTACAATGTCTGGAGACAATGGATGGACAAGGATGATAAGCTAAGAGATTTGTACTACAAGGCTAAAGAGTCTGGGATAGAGATGCTGATTAGTAATCTAGATGAACGTATCGAGGATGCTCTCGGCGATAAGAATATACCAATGTCTAAGGTTAAACTATTAGAAGTCTATGCCAAGAACGTACAATGGCAGGCAGGTAAACTATCTGCTAAGAGATATGGTACAGAGAAACAAACATTAAGTATTACTGATACAGATGATAAGAAGATAGAGATCAGTTGGGCAAGTGATTAAAGATCATTACCATCTATTTCATCTAAAGATACTTTGAGATCTTCTAAGACTTTGTATCTACTATCAATATCTAATGGATTAAGTAGTTCTAGTATTTTATTTATAAGTTCTTCATTCATCATAAGTAAACGCTTTCGTTAAGGTTTTATTCCATAATAGACGGAATATTGATGAAATTGTTTGTAATTAAAGATAATTAATTTAGGTTGGTTGAGAGAAAAGGTAGGGATAACAATAAATAATTATAAGAAAAATAATTTTATTGCCAAACGTCTCGTGTGAGAAAAAAATATAAATAAATTAATAAAATATTACAAGACATAGTATATTATTTGTTGTTCTGCTTAATAAATTAACAAACTGGTCAGATATTGGTCATTTTTGTAAATAAATTAATAATTATTATATAAAATAAAATTGTGGCAACCCCACGAGGTCGTGCAGACTGCAAATGTAACCTATTTCAACACAAAACAAACCTCTTACGAATTTTTATGAAAAAGAAAAAAACTAAAAAAGTAACCGACCCCTTTAAAGAATTGGTCATTGCACTTAACAACAAAACCAAATACCCAGAGACAGCAGGTAAAGGTCAAGTTAAAGGCAATGACGTAGCCAGAATAAGAGATTACTTAAACGAGCAAGGAAGTAAGGATGCGTGAAAATTGTCATACCCTACAAGCCTAGAGAACACCAATTAGAAGTACACAAAGATCTTAAACGTTTTAATGTGTTAGTCTGCCATAGACGATTTGGCAAAACAGTCTTGTGCATTAATGAGATGCTGAAAAAGGCAATGCAGAATACCTTGTCTCGACCTAGATATTATTATCTAGCACCGACATACTCAATGGCAAAAAGAACTGCTTGGGATTATGTCAAAGAATATACAAGTGTCTTACCGGATGTGCAGTACCATGAAACAGAACTTCGCTGTGATTTACCGAATGGTGCAAGAATACAATTGCTTGGTTGTGAGAGACCAGACAGTTTAAGAGGATTATACATTGATGGTGTTATCCTGGATGAGGTAGCACAAATGCCACCGAGACTATGGACTGAAATTATTAGACCTGCTCTAAGTGATAGAGAAGGGTGGATGATTGCGATTGGCACACCACAGGGTCACAACAGTTTTCATCAGTTGTATGACCATGCACTACACCAAGACGATTGGTTTGCAAAAATATACAAAGCTAGTGAGACGCATATTATTTCTGAGTTAGAATTAAATGAAGCAAAGGCTTTAATGCCAGAAGAGATATACGAAGCCGAATTTGAATGTTCTTTTGATAGTGCAGCTATCGGCAGTATTTATTCTAAAGGATTAGTCAAAGCAGATGAAGAAGGTCGCATAACAAAAGTACCTTACGATCAACGCATCAAAGTAAATACCTTTTGGGATTTAGGCATGGCAGATAAAACAGCTATCTGGTTTGTGCAGATTAAAGGATCAGCTTTTCATATCATCGATTACTACGAGGATAGTGGAGAGAGTTTAGAATACTACGCAACTGTCTTGGATGAAAAAAAATATATTTACGATACGCATTATTTACCCCACGATGCAAATGTACGAGAAATAGGAACAGGTGTTAGTCGTGTAGAGACAGCACAGAGTCTTGGACTAAGAACATCTATTGTTCCGAAGCTGAGTATTGAGGATGGTATTAATGCTGTCCGGATGATCTTGTCTCGTTGTTGGTGGGATCACGAAAAAACAAAACATGGACTTGATGCTCTTAGACAATACCGATGGGCAACCACCGAAAAGGGAGAGTTAAAAAATAAACCAGTACACGACTGGACTTCGCATAGTGCAGATGCTTTTAGGTACTTTGCTGTAGGCAATAATCAGTCAAGCGAATGGAATACTGAAATAGAATATAAAAATTTAGGAATAATTTAATGGGTAGAGCTGATACAGTTTTAGCAAGAAGCCAAGCACAAACTAAAACAAAATTTAGATTAGCAGGACACGATTTAAATTTAACAAGAGAAAAAAATGACTTCTATCCAACTCCTCCTATAGCAACTGAACAATTGCTTGATGTAGAAAAATTTGATGGCGATGTATGGGAATGTGCTTGTGGAGATGGAGCAATATCAAAAGTTTTAGAACAACATAATTACAAAGTTTATTCAACAGATTTAATAGACAGAAATTATGGCAAAACAGGTATAGATTTTTTAACAGAAACGCAAAAATGCGATAATATTATTACAAATCCTCCTTTTAAATTATCTTTGCCTTTTATTTACCAAGCAGTTAAACTTGCAAATAAAAAAGTAGCTTTTCTTTGTAGAATAACTTTTTTAGAAGGTGTTGCTAGACAAAAAATGTTTCAAGAAACACCACTTGAAAATGTTTATATATTTTCAAGAAGAATAACTTTTACAAATCCTAACAATGGTAACAAAACTCATGGTGGAGGTATGTTAGCTTTTGCTTGGTTTGTATGGAACAAAAATTACACAGGAAAACCAAAATTAAATTGGATATAAAATAAATGGCAAAATTAACAAAAACAAAATTACTTTCATTAATATCACAGGAGATACAAAACTCTCTTGGATTTTATTCAAGTGATTTAGCAACACAACGAAAAGAAGCTCTTAAATATTATTTAGGAGAGCCACTAGGTAATGAAGTAGAAGGCAGATCAAGTGTTGTAAGCCAAGATTTATTAGAAACAATTGAAGCTATCCTCCCTAGCTTGATGCGTATGTTTAGCCAATCAGACAAGATGGTTAATTTTGAGCCATCCCAACCGGAAGATGTACCTTATGCTGACCAAATTTCTGATTATTGTAATCATATATTTACAAAAGACAACAATGGTTTTGCTATTTTGCATTCCATGTTCAAGACTGCACTTCTTCAAAAGAATGGTTTTTGTAAAGTGTATTGGAAAAAGTCTATTGAACAGAAAAAAGAAAACTACGAACACTTAAACGAAATGCAATACCAAGCATTACTCATTGATGATGAGGTAGAAATCGTTGGTGTTGATGAAGTTATAGAAAATGAAACAACTTTTTATGACGTAGAGGTCAAAAGAAACAAAGATTATGGTCGAGTACAGATAGATGCTGTACCACCTGAGGAAATTTTAGTCTCTAAACGAGCAACATCACTTAAAGATTGTGATTTTATTGCACAACGAGTGATGAAAACTGTGTCTGAACTGATTGACATGGGTTATGACAGAAAATTAGTCGAAAGTTTACCTACTTCCGAAGAACAAATCTACAATACCGAAGCTATTGTTCGCAGAAGTTACGATGATGACACAACTGGCATGGATGCTAGTGTTGTTGATCCTGCTTTGCGTGTTGTTCAGATCACAGAATGCTACATGAAAGCCGATATGGATAATGATGGCATTGCTGAGTTACGAAAAATTACTGTCGGTGGTAGTGGTTACAATAATTATACAGTTTTAGAGAACGAAGAGATCTCAATGATACCATTTGCAATGTGTGTTGGAATTCCAATGCCTTTTCGTTTCTTTGGTTTGTCTTTTTATGATTTATTAGCTGATTTACAGCAAGTAAAAACTGCTGTGTTGCGAAATACACTTGATAATATGTATTTTCAAAACAACGCAAGAACAATTGTTGTTGATGGTCAAGCTAACCTAGATGATTTATTAACAGCAAGAAGTGGTGGTATCGTTAGAGTGAAATCGCCTAATGCAGTTACCCCAATGCAGACTCCAAACTTCCTCAATGATGGTTTGGCAATGCTTGGCAAGATAGAAGAATTAAAAGAACAACGTTCTGGAGTACCGAAACAACAAATGGGATTAAATCCAGATACGATCAACAAGTCACATACAACAGCGACTTCGGTAAATCAGATGATGAATGCTTCTACGCAACGCATAGAATTAATTGCACGATGTTTTGCCGAAGGAGTCAAAGATATCTTTAAAAATATTTTACAAGTAGTGTGTGAATACCAAGATCAAGAACGTATTGTTAAACTAAGAGGAGATTTTGTATCAATGAATCCTCGTGAATGGTCAAACAGATACGATGTAACAGTACAAGTAGGACTAGGTACAGGTAATCAAGACCAACGACTACAAGTATTACAACAAGTCTTAAACGTACAAGAAAAAATGATTTCACAAGGTGGAATGGGCATGGTTACACCACAAACTATTTACAATACCTTAGAAAAGTATTTGCAAAATAGTGGTTATAAAGATGCAAGTCAGTTCTTTATAAATCCAGAGACACAAACTCCACAGCCACCGAAAGAACAAAAACAAGATCCGGCTCTGCAACTTGCTGCACAACAAATAGAATTACAAAAACAAAAAGCAATGGCAGACATGGAATTTAAAAACAAAAAACTAGAAGCTGACAATGTCGTTAAAATGCAAAAATTAAATTTAGACGAACAAAAATTAGCATCGCAAATTATTAAAGAGCAAAAAGTAAACGAAATGGAAAAAGAAAAACTAGCATCTAAAATTTTACAACAAGGACTAAACTAATGGTTGAGTTTTTACCTTTTGGTGTATCTAAAACTGCTCAAGATATAATTACTGAGCATTTAAACACACCAAAAACACCATCAACAGATGTATTTCGAAATCCTAACTTTGATTTACGAACTGAACAAGGTTTACCATCAGATGCGTTATACCCAAATCCTTTACTAGATACGACACCACCAACTGATGCACCGGTAGATCCTTGTCCTCCAGGTTATATGTTAGTCGATGGTATATGCCAACCAATAGAACAATTTGGTCAATCATCATACCAACAAGATAACGATAGAGATGACCCAGAAGAACGAAAATATATGTCTATTGAAGATATGAAAAATGCAAGTGATGAGGAATTACTTGAGTACATGACAAGTGGTTTTTTAAAAAATAGTCCTCTTGGTTATCTTCCAAGTAAAGGCACAGAAGTTACTTTAAGTAATATGTTTATGCCTTCACAGTTTCAATTACTGTTTGGTAAACAAAATGAAATGCGTAAAAATTTTATAGTTAATGAATTAAAAAGAAGAGGTTATTACACCGGAATGAATGATGGACAATCAACATTCAATTTAGACCCAAGTCTTAAACAACAAAATTATGAAAACTTACTTCAAGAAGAAACAGGTCAAACATTAGACCAAGCAACTCAAAATATAATAAACACACAACAAGAATTAAGTCAGAATATTGCTAACGATAATAATTATAATTACTACACACCAACTAAACCAGTTGATACAAGTGGAAGTGGTATCGTGATTAATCAAGATGGTACAGTAGATCAACAATCATATCAAAACGCATTGCAACAAAATATTATAAATTCATTACAATCGGAGACTAGCAACTACAGTCCATCTTTAGGTGGATTCACAGGTGGCAGATAATGGATTTAGAAAAAGAACAACAACGAGGTCATAGAGCAAAACAAATATTAGAAGATGAAATATTTGTGGAAGCTATACAAAAAGTTTCAGCAGAGTTAGACCAAGAATGGATTAACTCTCCTGTAAGAGACACAGAAGGAAGAGAAAGAATTTACATGATGAAAAAAATGTTAAATGTCCTTTTGGTGCAACTACAATCTGTAATGGAAACTGGCAAACTAGCAAGTAAACAGATTAACAAATAAGGAGAAATAAAATGGCAGACACGCCTTCACAGGAATCTGTTGTTTCTAAACCAACTTATACAACACAAGAAACAGCAGATGCTTTCGCTACCCTTTTAAACAACGAGACTGCAAGGAACGAAGAGCATCAAACATCTGAAACAGAGGTTGAGGAAAGTAATCTTGAACAAGATACTACTGAACTTACACCAGAAGATTTAGATGATGAAGTAGTAGATAACATAGAAGCCACTTCTGAAAATGAAGAGACACTTTATGAAGTTACCATTAATGGAGAACGACAAGAAGTTACCCTCGATGAATTAAGAAAAGGCTACTCTAGGGAGTCAGACTATACCAAAAAAACAATGGAGTTAAGTGATAAACGTAAAGACATAGAGTCTTTACAAGATAACTTAGCGAAAGAGTTAGACGCAGTCAAAAATTCTCGCAATCAATACGCACAACAATTGGAACAAGTACAGTCACAATTGGGTAAAGAAGAACAAGTGGATTGGGAAACACTATACGAAACAGATCCTGCTGAGTATGTTCGCAAAAAAGCAGAGTCCGATAAACGTAAAGAAATGTTGCAACTTGCACAGCAAGAACAACAACGTATCATTCAAGATCAACAACAAGAGCAAAAGAAAGTTTATGACGAGTACATTGCTAAAGAACGTCAAATCTTGTCTGAGAAGTTACCAGTTTACAAAGACAAAGAAAAAGGTGCAGAGTTTATTAAAAACTTAACAAGTTTTGCAAAAGAGAGTGGTTATACTGACCAAGAAATTGCTATGATGGTAGATCATCGTGCAGTTTTATTGTTAGCAGATGCTTATAAGTATAATCAACTTCGTAAAACAAAGTTAAATCAAAATAAAGTCAAAAAAGCACCTCGCATTGTTCGTTCCAACGCATCCAATGTAACCCAAAGTTCCGATGACAAACAACGTTATGATCGCAGAATGAATAAACTGAAAAAATCTGGATCAATTCGTGATGCACAATCGGTGTTAAAAGAAATGATCCTAAACGAATAGGAGTTAATTATGGCTGTACCTACAAATACAGTAGAAACTTTTGATCGTGTTGGTATAAGAGAAGATCTAGCTGATGTTATCTATTAATATATAGTAGCCTTACAGTCTTAAAAAGCTGTAATGGAAAATTCGGTAAATTCGGTGGAACTCCCAAGTGGACAATACCGAGCCAAGTTGCATAATGTAAAAGGTATGCAAAAGGTGTAACGACTAGGAATTGACGAAAGAATAATATTCCCACGAAAACCGAACTCGAAAGAGATGATATAGTCTGAACTGCATAGTAATATGCAGAAGTAATAATTAAAAAAATTACGATAACAAAATTGAATATAGCACCAACTGAAACCCCTTTTATATCTAACGCAGCATCTGGAACAGCGGCTCAAACTTTACATGAGTGGCAAACAGATGGATTAGCAAATGCAGCAGCAAATGCACAAAAAGAAGGCGATGACTACGCATTAGGTAGCAGAGCTGCAACAACAAGACTAAACAACTACACTCAGATCTCTGCTAAAACAGTAGGTGTGTCTGGCTCTGACCAAGCAGTAACAAATGCAGGTCGAGGAGACGAACTTGCTTACCAATTAGCAAAACTTGGTAAAGAGTTGAAGAGAGATATCGAATTT